GTCAGGTGTGACGCCGGAATCGAGCATGATCTTGTAGAGATCGGCACCCTGTGCGCGGGTTTGTGCGGCAGACTCCTCCGCCGCCTTTGCCCGTTCGGTTAGTTCTCTAAATCTATCTTGTGCTCTCTCCGATAAACTCGCTTCGAAGTCTTCCTCGGTCTCAATGGGCGCCTCTTCCGAACCTTGTTCCACGGGCTCCGGGGTGGGCTCCTCATCAACATCTCCTGCTCGCATTGAAGCGACAGTTTCTTCGAGGACTTCCGAAATTTCTTTAGGCTCACTCGACTCTTCCTCTATTACCTCGTCTACGATCTTCTCTTCCGACATTTAGTTCTCCCTTTATTGTGGTAGTGGTGGACCCGGTGGCCCCTGTTCGGCTGCCATCATTTGCTCAGCCATATTTAGATCATTCTGCTGCATCTGCTGGGCTTGCATTTCCTGCTGCATCTGGTGCTGCTGTGCTTGCTCGGCCATCTGCTGTTGCTGCATAGCCATCTCCTGAGACTGCATATCCATCTCTTGCGAGGCGGTCTGCATTTGCTGCTGCTGAATTCCCATCTGAATCTGGGCGTTCATGAGTTCAGCCTGCTGGAGTTGGCGCTTCTGCTGTCCGATCTGACCAAGGTACTGTAGTAACTCGGGCGGGAAGAATTCCATCACGTCTAGGGCCTCATCGGCCTTGCGGAATGTTTCCTGAATCATTTTGATCCACGGGTTAGCAGCGATGGGTATCATAACTTCTTGCTGCAACTGGATAGCCATGCTCAGCGCTTCCTTGATCTCGGGCATAAGTTTGCCCCATTTCTCAAGTTCCTGCTGCTTGTTTGGCTTGCCGCTGGTGCCAGCACGAATCTTGATTTCGGTCAGCGAAAACACTTGATCCTTGGTCATAGCGTCGTTTGGCCAATAGGATGACATACCCGCGTAACGCTGGATCAACTGTTGCGGCATCTCCTGAAGGATTACCTCAGTCGCATACTGTGCGATCTTGCCGATGAAATCTTCTAACTGGTCCTTGCGTGCGTCAACACGAGACGAAAGCCCCTCCTGCTGGATACTGGCCTCCGTAGCGGTCTTAGCGCGCGATACAGCGCCTCTCTGGGCGTCTCCCAACCCAGACACCCACTCCATATCTGAGCGGACACGGGTCACGTCGTACACAGTTGGGATCATCGGCGGGTGTGCTGCAGGCTGGAACACCTGATTGACAGGTTGTCCACCGGCCTCAATGAGCACAATCTCGCCAATGTCAGCCACGGTGAAGGACGACACGTCCTGCCGTGATACACGAGCGCGGTCAGCCACGAACATGGGCTTGGTTAGTTCTCTGTGTTTAGCCTCCTGCGTCCGGCTGATGTCATATTCGTCTTGCAGGCGGGTCAGAAGTTCTACGTCACTCAGCGGCCATTCTCGGCCGTCGATATAGTTGAACCCGATCATGAAGAACGGGAAGAACCGTTGTCCTGCTTTGGCAGGCTGCCACGGGTCACGCAAAAAGTCTTTGCCACCCTCTGCCCACCAGTAGACTGAGCCTGTGCGCTTGTCCCAGTATTCCCATACGGCGACCAAGGACTCGACCTCTTTGTCGATTGAGTGCGGTCTTGCGGCACCTTCTGTGGTCGGTCTGCCGGAACCACTCCTGAGGTACGAAGTCAGTTTGTCAACATCCTCTTTGGAGGTGTCGAACTGCTCCATGATAGACTGCTTGTCCATCCAAGTACGCTGGGCGATCCAAGAAGCACGCTCGTAATCCTCTAGCGAGTCAATGTCCGGGTCCATGCGCATGTCTTCCACGAGCACGTTGTCCAAGACAAGGCCTTCAGAGTGAAGAACGGAGACTTGGGACTTGAGAGACTTGATGGTCTGCGCCAGTTCCTTTTTCTTGACCTCGATGTCTTCGGTGCTGTAGCCTTTTTCGTCTGACAGGGCCTGCACATTGGCACCAAGGGTAGCCATGGTATCTTGCGCGTCCGACAGTCGATTGGCGATGAGGGGGTCTTCTCGGTAATTTCTCTGGTAAGAGACCTTCAGCCAGCCTACACGGGAGGTCTGACAGGAGCGAACTACTCCCATTACCGCCTTCTTTAGCCCGGCATCGTCCAAAACCTTGTTCAGCACAATCTCTAGGGTCTTGGTGAACTGTCTGGTAACTGGCAACATCGGGTCAGTCACGTCAACGTAGGCTTCCGGCTTTACTGCGATCTCCGGGTTCTGTGCATACGTTAGCGGTAGCATCGCTTGGAGCGTTGCGTAGATTTGGTTTGATTGAACTATGTCGCTCTTAGCGTATTCATCCTTGGCCTTCTTTCCACGCTTGATACCCAGTGCGTAATTCCGGCTGGTTTCTACATCTTTGAGCGCTGCTCGCCACTTGTTGCCCGACCTGTCAACTAACTTCTGCAGTCGTTTCACCTGTGGATTAGCGTCTTTATCTTCCATTGGTTTTCTCCATCTGTATGGAACTCCCGCAGCCGCACGATTGCGTACCCGGGGGTAGGTTTACTTTAAATCCTGATGACAGGATATCATCCTCCCAGTCTAATGTCCCACCTGTTAGGTATTTCGAGGTCGTAGGACACGCGAAGTAGGCGTTCATACTCCCGTTTATATTCAATGCGGTGGAAGGCAGCGATTTCGTGTGGTCTAGGTGCAGCATGAGGCCTGCGCATCCGCCACCATTTAAGGAAATCAGAAAGTAGCCTCCGTCCCCAGTTAGGTCGCTTAGTTTTTCCTGCGCTTTTTGTGTCAAAATCATGCGTCAATTCAGGTATCCGATGGTGTCAAATAGTTGGTAGTCGTGCTCTTCCTTTTTGGTTCCCTGCGAAAGAAGGTATCCAAACGAACCCGGAGCGTATCTCTTTTCCGCTTTAGCCTTACGAGACATCGGCAGTACATGTACAAGAGCGTAACGTATAGCGTCAGCCATGTGGTCTTCACCCAGCGTGTCAATGTCGTCAGGGTTCTTTTCATCTGGCATCTGCAGCGGGATTGTTCTTATAGTGTGGGGACATTTGCGCGTGACAACAAACTTCCCAGTACGCATAGCCTCTCTAACGGCGTTCCATCCTGAAACCCGACTGCCTCGCCCCTTTCCGCTAGGTTGCCAGACCACGCCTTCCGCAAGGAAATCCTCAAAAATAGACGTTTCTCCTCCCATTCGGTTAAATATGGCGGAGTCAGCGATGTTCCCCCTGAATTCGATTCCTGCCTTCGCATAAAAGTCTATCTTGTCCTGTATCATGTGAGCCACTTCTGTGGCAGTTTTCTTGGAGCCCTTGTTGCCTTCGCCGCCGTAGCCATAGATTTCGTCGTACATTACGACACGGCCCTCAAAGTCGCGGCACATAAAGGCCACCGCGAACGGTGCTGAGAAACCCCAGTCAAGCGACATCCAGTGCTTCTGGTCTCCGGTGACCGGGAAGTCCTCGATCACGTTTCTGTTTTGGTCCCAGAATCCGTTGAAGAATCCGCCGACAGCGTAATCCCACGAACCGTTGAGCCACGCCTCTCTCATGGCTTGGTTGTCGATTGAGGCCAAGTTAGCGATGTATTCTGGCGAGGCCTTGGCTAGGTATGTATTTTCCGTTACCGCCCCGTCAAAGCGCGCTATGGGCCTCTCACGGTACATCATATGCACACCCTGCGGAGACCACTCAGGGTTAGCGTCCACGAACCTAGCCTTCACCCAAGAAGCGCCGGGTCCGTATGGGTTAGTTGAAGCCCTGATGCGGAGAGGAATACCCTCCCGAGAGACACGCAAAAGGGACTTCAGTGAATCGTAAAGTTCTGGGTCTGGCCAAGAACATAGTTCGTCAAAGCCGATGTACTGGAACTCGTTCCCATGGAAGGTCCAGTAGTCGTTGGCTGACTCCACCGCCCGGAACAGGAGTTCTTCCCCGTCAGGCCAGCGGAATTTGTACTGCGCCGGGGATTCTAGGAATTTAACCCCGGGGAAAGCAGGGTAGAACATCTTCTTGCCCTTGCTTATTAAATCTTGTAGTTCTTTGTAGGCTCTGCGGAATATGATGCCTTTGTAGGACATGCCGTGACCTTGGCCGACGTATCGGGCAAAATCGGCCAGCATAGCCTCTGACTTGCCGTTACCACGGCCTCCGGCGAACAGGGCCTCCATTCCTCCGTATTTGAGGAACGCTGTCTGCGAACCCGGTAGAGGGGTCCACTCCTGTAGTTTTTTCTTAGCCATGAGTCTGCTTATGCGCCCATTAAATCTCTTTATGACCCATAGATCATGTTAATGGCTGCTACCTCTAATTCTTCTATTGTAGCGTACTCTACAGGGCTAATGTAATAATACAGAAGTTTGTCAGTGGATAACATGAACTTCCAATTGTTGTTAGGGGGTATTCTCATTCTCTCCACTCGATGTTTGGTATCAGGTATGCGGCCAAAGTTAAACCCATTACCTGATCCCCATATTATTCGGTTGCACTGCATGTACAGTCACTACAGAGACATTTCGTTTGCAGATTAGTATCACCAGTACAAGGGCATCCGTACTGCACGCAAAGCGGGCAAGTACAAGACCCCCAACAGGGGGTCGTTCTTGTTGTTTCTTCTTCTACTAACATAGCCGAACCATTGCACTGTGTTTCTTTCTGTTTCTTGCTGTTTTCTGTGTCTTAGCAAGTATTTCTTTTTATCTTACAGATTTCCCCTCTCTTACAATTCAATTATAACATGAGAATGGCATCTCAACTACAAAAGGGTGAAATGTGGTGGAATTGGTCAGACCACCCTAGAAATTTTTATAGGGTTCCTAAGGGTCCCTACGGGAGGGGTGTGAGAGTGCGAGAGGCAGATATCTTTTGGCAGTGGAACGATCCATGCGCGCGGGTGGGGGTGGGGTGCGCGTCTCCTCTTGCGATGGCCCTCGTCTCAAAATTTCCGCAGTTCCCATGAGCACCTGTGTCACTTCTTCTGTGGCCGCCCATTCCCGTTCGATGTTCGCT